ATTGGAAAAAATTCCTTAAATGCAATATCTATTTTATTTGAAATTGGATCTCTAGATTTATAACTTTCAAATAAATCATATGCGAGTTGTTTACTTTTTTGTTTAATTAAAAATTCAATATAATTATCATATGTTTCTCCCAAAACATCAACTAATAATTTAAATTGAGTATTTTGAAATTCCTCTTCTTTAATTCCCATTTTTTGCATATATAATTCTTTATAATCTTGTAAATTTTTTTCTATTTTTGTATATAATTGACCACCATCTATTAATTGTACTAACCTTTTTAAATTTGTATATAATCCTAAATTAGATGTAAATATATTTGATACATAATGAATTAACATAAATTTTTGTATCAAATAGTGATTTCCTATAACATTTTTAATAATATTTTTATTGGCATCTTCTTTTTTCATATTATTTCTAAAACTGGACATAAATCTAACATTTGCAAAATCATAAAAATTATATGATAAAGGATCATTATAAGGATTAAATGACATAAATTTAGTATCATCATTAAAAGCTATAATATCTAATCCATTATCTGAATATTTATAATTAAATTTATTACGTAATTCTGTATTGATGTCATTTCTTCTTGTTGCATCGTTATAAAATTCATTTTTAGTTTGAAATAATTTATTAAGATAATTAGTTTCAAAAAAGTTTCTTGTATTTTCTATTAGGTCTAATTTTTTATATTTACCAAAATATAATTTATAATCATCAAAATTATTTGCAAAAATTCTTACATCAAGTGAATATTCATCTTTAAGAAATTCGACATCAGTATTAGCAATATCATTAATATCATTAAGATTATAATTAAAATGATATTCTTTAATATGTCTAAATCCTTGTAAATCTCTGATTTTATCTATTATAATATTATAATTGTCTATTACTTTTAATAATACACTATATTGACTTTGTGTATTTTTTTTTATTTTTTCTGATTCTTCTTGACAATTTTTTGCAGCATTAATTGCTTTTTCATAAATCCAAAAATGACCAATTCCTTTAAATGAATTTTCATTTTGCTTTTTAATAAATAATTCTTCTATTTGCTTTAATTTTGGGTTAATATCATTTAATTCGTCACTAATAGCTTTGAGTAATCTTACACTATTTAATATCGAAATTATTATAGTTGGCACTATATGTATCATAATATTCCATCCTTCCATATATTTCATATATTCATTAATAACTCCAAAATTCTTTTTAATTATTGTTAATTGTTCATGAAGTAATTCTGATAAAGCGTATATTCTTTTCAAAAAAGTTCTTTTAACTTCATCAGATACATCTAAAGGACCAGCGTCAGTTACTTTAGTTTGAAATACGAATGGAAAAGCATAAGTATTTCTAAGATCTGTTAATAAAGCTTCAGTTGTTTCATTTGCATTATTTATATCATAACCTAAAATATTTTCTCTAGTTGTGGGTTTTTCAGTTGAAACAATAACTTTTTTATATCTACTAGCTGATGTAGAATAGTCCATATCTAATGTTAAATCAAAAGCACCAAAATCAATAGATAAATCTGTCTTGTCAGTATCAAGTTTTATTAAGTTTAAATTATCCAAATCTTTTTTTGCTGGATTTAATTCATATATATTATTTAAATCAGTATCTGAAATAGGTATTGTATCATCAATTACACGTAGAGCTCTATTAAAAGGAATTATTGCTCCTCCTGTTGAATCATTAATATTTACATTACCGTCCCAAGAATAATTTATTACTAAAGTTCTATTTAACCATCTTATATTTACCAATTGCCTTTTAATAATAGATATATTATCTGATGTATCATCAACACTTTTTAATAAATCATCAATAAAAGTATTTATTTGTATTAAACTTTTAGATAAATTATCTGATAATCTATTACCTAAAACATCTAATTTTAATAAATCATCGTCAAGTAAAATTTTATTATTAGTTTCGTCATATTTAAAATATTTAGTAAGACCCACATTATCAATATCATATTCATTCATAAATAATCCATTTAAGTCATTAGAAATTTTATCCAATTTATCTTTAATTAATTGGGATTTTTGCTCTATACTTGTATCTTCTTTTAATAAAATTTCCCCAACTTCTTTTTCCAATTCCTCTTTCTTTGTATTTAATTCGTTGGCATAAATAACATCATAGTTATTAATATTGTTATAAATATTTTTAAAAATAGTTTGGGTTTTATCATTCATAAAATATAAGTAATTTATATTATTAAATAAATCTTGCAAAATAACTTGTTCTTTATTTTTTGTTTTTCCCCTTTTCGGAATTATAAAACCAGAATCTTCTGTTTCTGTAGGACATTTTACATTCTTACCTATAACTGCATAATGCAAAGTATTCATATTATTGGTATCTACAGAATTTGGATCAGCTCCATATTTAATTAATAATTCTACAATATCTTTTAATTGATTTTTAACAGCCAAATGCAATGGTGTTACATTAAATTTATCAAAAGCAGTAGCCGATACTCCCCTAAGTAAAAAGAATTTTACCAAATAAGTTTTATCATCATTAGATAAATTTCCACTTTTAATTACAGTATGCAAAATATTTTCCCCATTAATATCATTTCTTACATTAAGTAAAAATGTATTTTGAAGAATATAATCTTTAATTTTTGCAATATTTCCTTCATCTACTAGTAAAAATAATTTTGCTACTAAATTTTCATCTAGTTTTTTTTCAGGTAAACTAACCCTATTAATATATTTAATATTTGGTGGCACCATAGATTTAACAAATGATCTTGGATTAAAAGGTTTTTCCATTTATTATATTTCTATATAATAAATTATGATATAAAAAAAAGTTATATTATTTCAATTACTTTTTATTCATTTCACTATACAATACTTTATGTATTTTATTTTGACCTGCTGTTTCAGTTAATCTATAATCAACTTTATTAGAACATTTATATATGTTTGTTCTTTTGGGATTTTGTAATTGGTCATATCTTAATCTTTCTTCTACAAACCAAGGAGGATATACTCTGGTTGGGTAATTGTGTACACATTCATTTGTCCAGCAAGAGGCAGTTTTTTTGAAATAATCCCATTCACCGTCCATAATCTTTTCTCCATTTTGTTGATAAAATAATCTTTGATCATCATTTCTAACTATATTATTAACGTATTTAATATATTCTTCTCTTCTTACGGCTGTTCTATAATCAGTTAGATGTCTTCCATCTTCCATTTTAGGAGGGCAATTTTGAAAAAAATTATCCATTCTATATATATATTTAATTAAGATTTTTTTTATTTAGAAATTTTGATATTTCAGAATATATCTCAGTTTTATTTAGTGACTTCCACTTTCCAGAACTTTTTATAGATAATGGAATATTAAATTTTTTTGCTAAATTTTTTAGGGTTTCTAGTGTATAGTCATCTATACTTTTTAAATTTTCTTTATTAACATTTCTTGCAATTTCATCGGGCATTTTAATTTCATTTAGATCATTTTTTTCATTTTTATTTTCCTTTTTATTTTTTGATTTTTTTGTTCCCAAAGTTATTGTATCAAATTTAATATTCTCGGCATTTTCCACTAAATCTTTGTTATTAATTTTATTTGAAAAATTATTTTCTTTTAATTCCAATTCGTCTTTATCAAATGTTATTTCATCGGATTCACTTTCTTCATCATTATCTTCTTCTAATTCTGTTTCAGTTTCACTATCTGTTTCTAAAATATAATCTAATTTTGTATTTTCTCTATTATTATTTTCTATAGAACTAATACTTTTAATATTACTTTCACTTATATTATTGTCTTCAATAATATTATCCTCATTATTTTTATTTTCTTGTAAAGAATTACTAACTATATTTTTAGTTTCTAATATATTATCATTTTCTTTTTCTGAAACTTTTTCATTAATATCATTTGTTGATTCTGATTTTTTATTAAGAGTTAAATCATCTGTATTAATTTTTTCTGTAGATAATTCTTGATTATTTAATGCTTTATTAATCACATTATTCAATACATTTTTAATTAGTTCATTAGAAATAGGTAACGAAGGTTGTTCCTTTTGTTCTTTTTTGTTTGCAACCACATTTTCTTCAGATGTTTCAGTAGAAGTTAATTCTGATGTTTCTGAAAATTTATTAGAACTTTCTTTTTCTTTTTTAGACATTAACTTACTATCAGATAAATATCTTAAATCTTTATTTTCAATATCAGAATCAGTATATTCCATTTCTCTAAAATAATTATTATTCTTTAAAATTGGTTGATTATTTAATAAAGTTATTTTTCGAAATTGCTGTAAATTTTCGTCATTTAATAATTTAATTTTATTTGCAAATACATTCAAATCATTTTGAAAATTCTTTCTAATTATTAAATTATTCTCTTCATTATTATTTTTAAGGGTATTTATATAATTGATTAAATCAAATTTTATAAAATACATTTCTTTAATTAAATATAGTATTAGTAATACTATACCTAGTAAAACTATCCAAATTTTATAATCCATTTTTAATACTATATCTTTTGATAAAAAGATTAATAATTAAACCTAATCGTTAATCTTTAAGTAATTAAAATTTATCTACCACTGTTAAGTTTTTCTTTTACATATTTTGTTTTAATATTATCAGGAGGTGTTATTCTTCTAGCTTCATTCCATTCCTTAACATCAATAGGTGTTCCAGTTGTATATACGGGCATCACATGTAATCTTTTGTCTGATACACAAATTGGGGGATTTGGAGGTTGAGGATACCATTTATCTGGAGGTAAGAAAGAATAACCATATTCAAAGCTTCCTGTATCATGATCTGCCATTGGCAAAATATTATAATCATTATATTCATATTCATCCTCTAAAACTCCATCAACATATCTATCTCCTTCTCTTTCAACTCCACTTGGTTGTTTATATTGTCCAGGTTTAGTTGTCATTACCATACCTCTTCCATCATCTCTTCCATATTTTTGTTGCATTGGTTTTTGTCCTGCATATAATTGTCTTTGTTTAATATCTTGACCAGTTACTACAGGTTGTTCTTGCATATCGTCACCAGTTTCCATAGGTTGTTGTTGAGCGGTCATTCCGTCAGTTATACTTCCGTCGCCTCCTTGTGTCATTGTATCAGTCGCAGTTTGTTGCATATCTGTATCAGTTGGACCTCCCATTTGCCCACCTTCCCCTCCTTGGCTATCAGATTGTTTTTTATTATTATTCATATGATATTCTTCTCCTAAAGCTTCTGCCATTGGACTATGTTTTTTTAAATGTTCTGAATGAACTTTTCCATGATGTTTACCATGGTGACCGTGATGTTTACCATGTTTATCATGGTGTTTTGCATGGTGAGCATGATGAGCGTGATGAGCGTGATGTTTATGATGTTTATGATGTTTATGATGTTTTGCATGATGGGGTTTTACTTCATCTCCTTCTGGAGATACATCAGCCATTGATTCAATATTATTACAAACAGAACTGCAATAATTTAATTTGTCTGTTGGATTAAAATCTTCTTTTACGCACATTCTGTATAAAGTTTCGGCCAAAATAACTAATAAGACTAAAATTGTAGTGGTAACTATTGTATCAAAATTACTCATATTATAGTTTAATGCATACTTTAATACAGAATATATTGCTACTGTTAATACTACATATTTTAAAATGTCAATTAAAATACTAGAATTCATTATATTTATATATTAATTTAAGATAATTATATTATTATAATTTTATTATTTATTAAATATTATTAAAATTATTAAAATAATAAGCATTAATACCATAAAAATCAGTATTAATATTAAACTCAAAAAATATGAATAATATCTACTTGTTATATCATTAATTATAGGATCAATAAAATATTTTATAATTTTATCCTTGTTATATTTTTTTTTTAATTCACAAATAAGACTATTGATAAATCCCGAAGTCATTGGACCTACCATATTAAAGTCGGACATTTATAGAATAATATTATATAAATAAAATATTATATAAACTAATGAATTATGAATTAAATAAAATTAATTTAATAGATGACAAAAAAAGTTTTAGAATAAGATATTCTGGAGTTAATAAAATTTTATTAAATATAAAAGATGTTTATTCTCCTTTCGGAATTGAAAACTATAATAAAAAAGACATTTTAAATTTGGAATTAACATCCGAAACCAATGATAAATATAATAATATGGTTTTAATAAAACAGTTAGATAATTATTTTAAAAATTTAAATGAATCTAAAAAAGAGCTTAATAATTTAAGTTATACTTCGCCTATTAAAATAATTTCTGATAATAAAATACAAATTAGAACACATTTGGCAAAAAAAATGGATATTAAATCAAATAATCAAAAAAATATAGAAATTAAAAATAAAAAATTTAATATTGAATTAGAATTTAGTTCAATATGGATGTATAATCAAAATTATGGAATAGTATTAACTGTTAATATGATTGATTTAACTCAAACTAGTTAAAGAAGTATCAGAAATAGATGAGGTTGCTGTTAATTTTTTGGATTTTTTTTTTGGTTTTTCTTCCGCTTCTTTTTCTTTTTTAGCTTTAGTTGCTTTTTTAGGTTTAGGTTCTTCTGAATCAGAAACAGAAGAAGTTTTTTCTGGTTTGTTTTTTTGTTTTTCACTAATCATATCAGATAATTCTTTTAATTTTTTCTTATCCAAAGATTCTAAATAATCTTTAGTTATTCTTTTTTCCATTTCAACAGCTCTATCAAAATTATTTAATTCAGGATGTTGATTTTTAACTTCATTATAAATATAGGCCTTAATTACTCTTGATTCTTGTTCAGTCATCCCTAATAATTCTGCTATTTTTTTAACAGTTCTTTCATGAATTTCAGTAGCTTGATTATTAATCATTCTTGATAATTCACTCATTTCATCAACAGAAGATGATTCCATATCAAGATCCATACTACTAGAACTTGGTTCACTTACATTTGTTTTTGGTAATTCTAATGAATTTTCTGTCAAATCAGTATTAGTATTTAATTTTCTTGTTTTTTTGATCTTTTTACCTCCTGATTGGGATTCTTTAGTATTAATTTTATTATCTTTAATAAATTTATCTAAAAATTCGCTAGTATTAACAATATCACCTAAATTTTCAGAAGTTTTACCTTGAGGTAAACTTGGTTGATTTTTAACTAATTCTTTGTTATCATTATTAGCTAAATCATTTATGAATTCTGAAGTATTCAATAAATTAGAATATGCATTTGGATTTCTTTCTTCTTTATCAGATTCGGAATCTGAAGATCCTTGCAAAGTACTAGTAACCGAATTTACTATTTTTTGTATAATATTAGAATCTTTAGTATCTGATTTAGTTTCTAAAGTTTTTTTGGAAATAAAAACACTATTATTATCTACAGGTGTTGATGTTACTTTATCAGTAACTTTTTGTTCTTTAGCAGTGATTTCTTTTACTTCAAGTTTATTTTGCGATACGGTTTCTGTTTCACTTTCAACATATAATCCGGCATTATTTTTAATAAGAGGATTAGCTCCAGCATAAATTAATTCGTCACATAATTTATAATTACCTGAAATAACTCCCATATGTAATGGTGTATTGCCATTATTATCTTGAATATTAATTATGTCTTTAATATCATTTCTTTTTAAAATATTATCAACAGTATTTTTGACATCTGGATTATCATATTTATTTATTAACATATGTAAAATAGTTAATCCATTTTCATCTTGATAATTAATACGAGAAACCTCTTTTTGATTTATTAAAAAATTTAAAGCACTCATATTATTTTCTTTTACAGCATTAAAAAGTAAAGAAGAATAATTATTACCGAAAATATCACCTAAAAACCCTCCTTTTTGACTATTTATTTTAGATTTATAAAAGGGTTCGCTACTAGTTTCAGAAAAATTAAAATAATTCATGGAATATATATATAATATAAATATAAAATCTTTTTTTATATTTATATATAAAATTTAAAATATTATCTACTTATAAATATATAAATAATGAATCGTGAATTAAAAATATTACTAGTTATAGCTGGTGTTTTAGTAGTAGCTTACTTAATTAATAGTTATTCAGGTGAAAATTTTGCCGATACTGCTGATAATTCCCCTATTGAAAACATGAATGAAGCTTCTGACGATGGCTCTCAAGATTCTGTTGAAAGCTTTTCTGATTTACAAAATATTCCTAAAGATGATTCTAATGAAAGTTTTTCTTCTGATAGTTCTCTTCCTTCTGTTGAATTTTCCGAAGGAGAAAAAGCAAGATTAAAAACCAAACATCGTTCTAAGAATGCCGCAAGATCAGGAAAATATAAAAGAATGAACTATAAAGAAGGTAGACGTGGTCAAAGTGATTCCGATGTCAGCAAATATTTTGATGACCATAATTCTTTAGTCAAAGAAGGTCATTTAGGTAATGATGAATATTCTGGAAGAGATGAAACTAATGATAAATTTGCATCTTATAGACCGGGAGCCAAAAAATCCTTAACTGATGAAGATATTTTCAAATCTGAAAATTATTTACCAAGAGAGGCTAATAAAGATTGGTTTGAAGTAATGCCTGAACCAATTTCTATTAAGAATAGACATTTAATCAATGTTTCTAGACCTGTTGGTGTTAATACAATCGGTAACTCTTTAAGAAATCCTTCTTATGATTTAAGAGGATCTCCTCCTAACCCTAAATTTGTTGTATCTCCTTGGATGCAATCTACTATTGAACCTGATCTTAATATTAAAGGTTTATGTTAAAATTTTATTTTTGATTTATTAAATTAATTAATTTAATAAAACTTTTCCTCAACTATTTAGTCATAATTATAACTAAAAATATTTATAAAAATTAATAATTATAAGATTTTTTATAAAATAAAATATTTCATGTTAAAAAATTGGATGTGTGGGAAAATTTACACACAAAGTTTGTGTGTAAAATTTTAGGAATAATAAAATTTATAAAAAAATACTAAAAAAAATGTTTTCCTCAACTATTTATTTTAATAAGTATAATTACTTTTTTTAATCTGTCAAATAAGTTTTTGAAAAAATATTTAATAGTTCTAAAAATTTAATAAAGTAAACAATTAAGCAATTATAGTTTTTCTATAATTGTTATAAAAAAACTATAATAATTATAATAAAATTATAATGAAATTATAATAAAATTATAATATTATATATAATATATAAGCAATGTATATTTGTGAATTATGTAATTATAAAACAGAACATGCTAGCAATTTGTGTATACATAAAAAAAGTAAAAAACATTTAATGATAGAAACATTAAAAAGTAATAATACAAACGAAAAGTATACATCTAGTATACACTTGTCTACATCTGAGTCTACATTAATGTATACTAAAAACTATAATTGTGAAAAATGTGATTTTTCAACAAAACATAAATCCAGTTATTATAGACACTCAAAAAATTGTAATTCTAAAAAAGACGAAAATTATAAAGAAATAATAGAAATGTTAAAAAAATCAGAAAAAGAAAAAACAGAATTACTTAATAATTTTATGGCAAATGCAAATACAATAATTAATAAAGCGCAAGATAATACTAAAATTACAGCTGAAGCAATAAAATCAGTATCAATGTCTGCTATTAAATATGCGAATGAAAATTTCAAAGAAGCACCCATTTTATTACCTCTTGAAAATTTTAATATAAATGATTTGGATTTTAATAATGTTGATGATAGAAAACAACTAGTTGATACTTTAATTTATAGTGCTAAATTAAAGTCATTGGATAAATTATTAGGAGATCATATTGTTAAGAATTACAAAAAAAATAATCCTCAACAACAGTCATTCCACACAACAGATTGTTCTAGATTAAATTATATTGTAAAAGAATTATTTTCAAATATAAATAAATGGGAAGTTGATAAAAATGGCATAAGAATATGCTCTGCAATTATAAAACCCCTTATTGAAAAATGTATAGATTTACTATTGGAACATCAAAAAATATTATTAGACGAAATGTCAAAAGGTGATTATAAAAAAAAAGAATCAGTACAAACAGTAATAAATATTATAATGTCAATTGATAAGGGTTCATTAGAAAATGATATTAATAAGTATATAGCTCCTTTTTTTAATTTAATTAAAAATTAAGTTTTATCAAAATAATTTAATAAATTTGTAACTTTTTTTATAGATTTAATCCAATACTCTTTTGATATTTCATCTAAAATAATTTTAATTTTATTATAAGTATTAGAATATTTTAATTGTTGTGATTCATAAAATTTAATAAATTCGTCAACTTGTTTATTGTGTGATAGAAATTTTCTTTCATTATTTATTGAACTTCTTAAAAACCAAATAGTATTTTTAATATGTTCATTTGTATAAAAATCATATTTATATTTTATTCTAATTTCATCAAATATATTTTTATGACAATGAAAATCTACTGCTTCTAATAAATAATTTTTTAAAATTAAATTTTCGTTAAAATTTAAATTAAAATTTTTTAAATTATCATAATTATTTTTTATTTTTTTAATTACTTTACTATTCTTAATATGTCTATCTAACCATTTATTAGCAAGATTTTTTAACCATTTAGAGTCTCCCATCATTGTTCCATACTCTAATCTCAAGAATATACTAAAATAAAATTTAATTATATTATCTTTTGAATTTTGATTATTTATTGATTCGAAATTAAAAGTAGTATCAGATTCACTATCTATGTAGTCTCTATATGATGATTCACATATATTTTTAGTTATTAATAATATTCTATAAATATCATCATTATTTAAATTATAACCACGCGAATTAGCAATCATAATCCATATTAGAAAAATAAAGTCATCAAAGTCTATAATTGAATCCTCAAGTGCAATTATAGGTAATCTTCTTAAAAGTTGTTGAGTATTTTGTTGAATTAATATTTTAACAGTTTCTAATGCAGAGCATGTTTCATTTCTTCTTACGCATTTTTGTAAATTACTTTTAAGCAATTCAATATCATATTTATATTTAATTTTATAAATTATTGGTTCATTATTTTTATTTTCATTAATAATTATTAATTTATTATAATATTTAGATAATTCTCCTTCTAAATTAATTTCTTTTGACCAAAAATTTTTATCAAAATTATGATTACTTTTACAAATAATATCGAAGCTTAAGTCTTGGTTCCTTATAAAATATAATTTCATTTATAAGATTTCTAAATATAATAATAAATTAATCAATTTTTAAAGATTAATAAAATTTGAAAAACAAAATATAAAGATTAATTAATTATATTAATAAAATGGAAAATATTAGGGATAATTTAAATAAAGAGGATCTTGATAATGATAATGAAGAGAATTTTACCGAAGAAAATAAAATGGTAAATATAATTAATGCATTTCAAACATATTTTAAAAAATTATTCAAAAGAGATGATAATGAAAATATGTTTAGTGATATGGACGCAAGTGATCCATTGTCAACAAATAGATCTATGGAATTTTTGTATGATCATATATATAAATATCAGGAAATAATTAAGAAACAAACTCAGCTACTTTATGAAGAAAATGATAAATTTGATTTGGATGTCTTTCCTGAATTTTATGCTTTACTAATTAATAATGAAATTATTAAATTGTCTGAATCAGTGTATGCTTTAATTGAATTTTTAATTTTAGAAAAAGAAAATTGGTTTGAATTAAAATGGGAAATTATGAATCTAAAAAATAATTAAAAGATTTAAAAAAATATAGTTATTTATTTATTATAAAATGAGTGATAGTAGTTCTAATGACTCTAGTAATAAATCTAGTAAAAGTAGTAAATCTAAAAATAGTTCAGATTCATCTAAAATTTCAAGTGTAAAAGATAGTGAAAATGTATCATCACAATTAAATTCTAAAAAATCAACAAAAAAAGATAGTGATAAAGCGATTGGAACTGATTTTAAAGAAAAAATTATGCATTTTATAAAAATAGATGATTTAATTAGAAAAAAACAAGAAGAAATTAAAGAATTAAAAGATAAAAAGGAAGAAGCGGAAGAATTTATTTTGAAATTTCTTGATAAAAATGATGCAAATTTTGTAAATATTCCAGGAGGTAAATTAATAAAAAATCAATCCGAAACAAAAGCACCTCTTAAAATTGAAATGATTAAAGAGGCAATTGTTGAAGGAATTAAAAAAGAAAAATTAACAGATACTGAAGAATTAAATAAAAAATTATTGGAAGATATTATTGAAATTATGGAAAATAAAAGAGGTAAAGTAAATAGAGTAAATTTAAAAAGAACATTTGAAAGAACAAAGAAAAGCAAACCAAAAAAGGAAAAAAAATAAAATAATTTGTAAATTTAAATTAATTTAATTAATTAATTTAAAAAGTTTTAAGGTAATTTAAAGATTAAACTAGACATACTTAATTCTAAATAAGGAACAATGGGATAAGTAAAGCTTGGTAAATATACACTGGTTAAAGAACCATCTTTATTATAGATAATAGGACTATACCATAAATAGTTTAATGGTTGATTTTTATTTTTAAAGTATCTAACTCTTTTAATCAAATCATCATCGTCAGAATCAGAAGATTCACTTGATGAATCAGAATCATCGTCGTCTTCATCTTTTTCTTTTTTCTTTCCACCTAATTGGGATTCTAATTTATCTATATGTTTAATAAAATTAGATTCTTCTTCTTTGGATAAATCAATTGACATTTCTTTGATTGAATAATTAACTAATTTATTTTTGGCGACTTTTTCTTTAACAAGATAATGATATAACTTTCCGTCATTAATTCTTTTTAAGGTGAAGGCAAATTTTGGTACATTGTTAGTAATATATTTAGATAATTTGCCCCAAGCTTCATCAGCAGCTTCAGAGCTGGATGAACTGTTAAAGGTCTTTTTCATACCTCCAATTATGTATGGGTTTACTAATTCGAAAGTTGGCATATTTATATATTATATTTGATATTAAAAAAAATGAAAAATTATATATTAAAAAAAATGATAAAAATATATTTAAGAATAAATAACTATATATTTAAATATTAATGGGTAAGCTAATAGAAATAAAAACTGAACACATTGGCGCAATTAGATCTCTTTTTGAATTGTTAAAGGATGTGTTCGATGATGTTAATATTGAATGTATTCGTGATGATGATATGAACAAAAAATTAGATGATAATAAAGCTGATGATAAAAACAATGATGATACACAAACAGAAACTGCAGTAGTAAAAAAAAAGAAAAAGAAAGAAGAATCTGAAGATCACGATGATGATGAAAAAGATAATAAAAAAGATGATGAAGATAGAGATAAAAAATCAGGTGGTATTAAAATTGTAGCAATGGACAAAACCCAAACATTGTTAGTTAATGTAAAATTAATTGCCAAGAAATTTGATGTTTTTAGAGTAAAGAAAAAAGTATTTGACATCGGTATTAATTTAAATCAATTATATAAATCATTAAAATCACTTCAAAAAGATGACTCATTAACAATATCCGTTAATGAAGATGATAAAGATTGGCTAATGTTAAAAATTAAAAATGAAAAAAAAAGATATGAAACCTTTGATAAAATTAAATTGATGGATATTAATAAATCTAAATATGAAATTCCTCCAACTGCATTTGATGTTGTTGTAACTATTGATACAGAAGAATTTCATACTATTTGTAAAGAAATGAGTCATATTCAAACAGTTATAGAAATTAAATGTACTAAAAAATCATTAACGTTTACTAGTACTGGAGATAGTTCTGAAAGAAGTAAGTCTTATTATCCAGATGAAAATGGTATTAAAATAAATTTTAGTAAAGATTCTAAAACGGATGTTGTTCAAGGTATTTTTGAATTAAAATTTTTAGTAATGTTTACTAATAAATCCCAAAACTTGTGTCCAAAAATACAATTATTCATGAAAAATGATTATCCCCTATGTGTTAAATTTACTGTTGCAACCCTCGGTAAATTATTATTCTGTGTAAGTCCTTATGATGAAGATAGAATTGCAAAAGATTTTGACGAAGATGAAGAATATTATAATGAAAATAAAGTAGAATATTTAGAAGAGTAAGTTATTTTAAAACATATTTTTTTATAATAATATATTATTATTATGAAAATAGCTTTTTTATTTATGATATACGATTTAATAGAAAAAGAAGATATATGGTACAAATTTTTTAAAGATATTGATTCTAATAAATTTAGTATATACATACATGCTAAAGATAATAATCAAATAAAATTTAAAAATGAATTTTTTAAAAATTATGTTATAAAAGAAAATTATCCCACAGAATGGGCATGTTATAGTTTAGTTCATGTACAAAATAGATTATTAGAATTGGCTTTTAAAGATGAAAATAATAAAAAATTTATTTTACTATCTGGTACACATATACCATTGCATAAATTTGATTTTATTTATAATATCCTTTTAAAAAATGATAATTCGTATTTTTCTTTTGAACATTATAAAAATCAAACTTCCGATTTATTAGACAGATTTAAAACTATTAATAATTTTAAAAATTATGATTTAAATAATTGGAATTATGCATCTCAATGGTCAATATTAAATAGAAATATAACTAAATTTATTTTGGATAATGAAGAGGAATTTATTACTATATTTTCAAAATCAAAATATCCAGATGAATATGCATATATAAATTATTTATTTGAAAATAAAATTTTTAAAAATTTGACAAATAAAAAAACCACTTACATTTCATTAGTCCCGTCTGTAGATAAAAAAAAATATAGATCAGTGCCTCATACTTTTGATAATAATGAAATAGATGAAAGATTAATTAATAATATAAAATCATCATATTTATTTATGAGAAAAGTAGTTAATACTTGTGATATAAATGAAAATTGGATTTTTAAAGATACACCTCAATTTTCATTGATTGATAAACCAATAAAATTAAATAAAGAATCTTTTCCAAAACTTTCTCAAGAAGAATATAATAATATACAAATTAAAAAAAAACCAATTTTTATTAATAATAATATGAATAAAATTATAACAACAAAAGTTAATCAATCTAATCAATTACAAAATCAATTAAATAATGAAAGAAAAGTTAAAATAAAAAAAATTTAATATTCTGGAATATTTTCTTTGTACTTAATACTAATAGCTGGATAAATCTTTCTTAAATAAGATGGAATTTGATTAGAAATATTATTTTTATAATCCCTATTCCAGATTTTAATTACACACCAATTTCCTTTTGCTGCAAAACTTATTCCATTGATATCATTAATTTCATCAGTTAATGATTCATTAACTAGTAAAATTGATAATTGTTCAATTATTTCAATTGATTGACCAATATCAATTCTAATAGAACAAGTACCTCCATTTCTATTTGTAGAATGTTCCCAAGTAGGATGAGAGCTTGATTTCATTATGAAAAAATTAAATTTCCATTGATTTAATAAATGTGTATAGTTAAAGAATTGCCAAAAGTCCCATAAACTTTCAATAGTATGAACAATTTTATAGGATTTTGCACTCCAATCTTTAGAATCAATTTCATGAATCCATACATACCATTTATTTTGAAGTTTTAATTCTCTCATTTCTTTTTCGATATTATCTTTATCAATAATAGTTTCCAATTTTTCATCTTGAGATTCTTCTGCAAGTTCTTGGTGATTATCAGAATCTTTTTTTTTATTATTAAACGATGTTATAGAAGGAGTATAATTTGATTTACTTGATCCAGAAGATTTATCATCATTATATTTTGATTTATGAGATGGTTTTTTATTTTTTCCATAAGATACACTTGTCCATCCTCCTCCAGCTGTAGTATCTTCTTCGCTGGACTTATTATATTTTTTTTTTATAACATATTTTGGTTTATCCTCATGAACTTCCTCTTTAACAGGTTCTTTTTTAATATCTTTAGTACTTATTTTAATTTCTTCGTTTTCAGAGTCTGAATCATTTCTAAGATGAGAAAAAATAGAATAATGTGAACTCATAGTAATATTATTATTAACTGCTTTATTAGAAGACATATATATATCAATTTTTTATTTATATGTCTTTAAGTATTTAGAAATAAATAAAATAATTATTTAAATATACCAATAAAAGAAGTTAATTGTATTGAATCATTTGTATTATTTATTAGATTATATTCAATAATACTTAATTTTTTTATAATACTCATAAATTTTTCTTGAGGTAATTCATCATTATCTACATCAATAAGCATTTTTTTAAAAATTAATCTTATAATATCTATTAAAGAATATCCTTCAGTATCTTTTATTTTTGTTATTATTTTATGTGATTTATTTAAACTATCATTTAATAATGAATTATATATTTTATCAATTTCTTTATTACTTGGAAATCCAAGAGATTTATTTATCATATCTTCAGTTATATTATTTGAAATCATTGATCCAGTTTGTAAAATATTAATTATTTTTCTAAAATCCCCATTAGATTTATCTATTATTGAATTAACAGCATCATTATCTATTTTTAATTTTTCTTTTTTGGAAATTTCTTTTATTTTTTGTTCAATAATATTATCAGGTATCGGGCTTAATCTAAATATTGTACATCTTGATTGTAGTGCTAAATTAATTTTTTTTATATAATTACAAATTAAACAGAATCTTGCATTTACTGTATATTTTTCTATAATTCTTCTTAGTATTGCTTGTGCATCTGGAGTCATTGCATCTGCTTCATCCAAAATTACAAGTTTAAATAATTTATTATTTTCACTAAATATAAAACTTTTTGATTGCACAAATTGTAAAATTTTATTTCTTACAATTTCAATACCTCTTTCTTCTGATACATTAATTTGTAATGTCATTAAATCAACGTTATTTCCATATAATTCTTTGGCACATGATAATATAGTAGAAGTTTTACCTGTACCCGGTGGGCCATAAAACAATAAATGAGGTAAATCTTTATTTTTAATAAAATTTTTAAGGGTGGTAATTAGTTGTTCGTGTGATTTTATTTCATCCAAATTGGTTGGTCTATATTTTTCTATCCATGGTATGTTTTCATTCTTTTTTTCATCAATAGTATCATATTCATAATCATTATCACTCATAATAATAATTTATTATAATTATAACTTTTTAAATATCAATTTTATTTAAAAAAATATATCAATTATATAATATATGTATTATTATATTTATAAATTTTGCAATTATTGTTTGGATATCTATTATAATTGTAAAAGCAAGGTTTTTTTTATACAGGATATTAAAACAAACAATGAAAATAAAAAAATGATTTTACTAAAATTGTATTTTTTTTACTATTTTAATTATGTATTAAACAAAATGCCTATTAGTACCAAATTATATTTGCAAAATATTTTTAATAATTATGATAATAATAGACTTATTAAAATACAATTTTCAAATGGAAGAATAAATAGAAATATAATTTATAAAAATACTAGCTCTTATAATTTATCTAAAAATATTAAAACAAATTATTCTGATGAAAATCTTTTTAATGAAAATGAAATTATGATGATTCGTAGAAAAATAATTTTGGATATATTTTATAAAGACAATGAAAATAATAAAATTTCAATTAAAAATATTATAGAAAATTATGCAGACAGACATAAAAAATATAATGAAAATAAAATTAAAAATATTCTCTTGTTAGAAAATATAGATAAAAATAAAATTTACATTACATATTTACAAGGTATAAAAAGACTTGAAAAAGAATATAATTTAGAAGAAAGGGATTATCATGTTTCTGATATTTATGATTTTTAAATTTTTATATAAAAAAATTTTTTATATAAAAAAGATGAAAAATATATAAATTACCTAAAAATATAATTATAATATATATAAATAAATGGATACTGAAATTTATACATACGATAATGACAGGATTAGACCCATTGAAAAAATAGAATTTGGTATATTAGGTAATGATGAAATAAAAAATATTTCAGCGTTAGGCAGAGATAACCCTGGTATTGAAATTCCAGATCTATATGATGTATTAGAACCTAAAAGAGATGGTTTAATTGATCCACGTATGGGTACAACCGATAATTCAATTGATTGTGCCACATGTGGTTATAATAATGCATATTGTGTCGGTCATTTTGGTCATATTGATTTGTCAGAACCAGTTTTTCATATTGGATACTTACCATATATAAAAAAAATATTAGGATGCATTTGTATAAGATGTTCCAAACTTTTAATTAACAAAAATGAAAAAGAAATAGAAGAAATATTAAAAAATAAAACTGGAAAAAATCGTTTAAATGAAATTAGAAAATTAGTTAAAAATGTAAGCTATTGTCAAAAATCAAATTATGGATGTGGTACACCTGTTCCAAAAATTAAATTAGAAATTAAAAAAAGTACAGGTGCAATTAATCTTATAGCTGAAAGCTTAAGTGCGGATTTAGATGAAACTGGAGAAAAGAAAAAAAAAGAACCTTTATTACTTACTCCGGATATTGTATATGATATTTTAAAAAATATTAGCAATACTGATTGTATTTTAATGGGATTTGATCCAAAGAATTCTAGACCAGAAGATATGATTATCAAAACTTTTCCTGTACCTCCTGTTCAAGTAAGACCTTCTGCAAAAGCAGAATCAATGTCTTCTACATTAGAAGACGACCTAACACATAAATTAGCAGATATTATTAAGGCAAATTTAAGATTAAGAAAACATAAAGAAACAATTAATGAAAATACTGCTAAATATTCTAATGATCATATACACTTTTTACAATATCATTGTGCAACATATTTAGATAATGAATCTTTATCATTGCCCAAATCCGAACAAAAAGGTAAAGCAATAAAATCATTAACTTCTAGATTATCTGGTAAAGAAGGGCATTTCAGAGGCCATTTAATGGGTAAAAGAACTGACTTTAGTGCTCGTACAGTTATTGGCTCAGACCCTTCTATTGAAATTAATGAACTTCGTGTTCCTGTAAATATTGCAAAAGCATTAACTTTCCCAGAAGTAGTAACTAAACACAATATTGAGTTTTTAAAAAAACTTGTAAGAAATGGTGCTTCTGAATATCCTGGTGCAAACTTTGTATTTCCATTATCTAGTTTAGTACCAGGAAAAAGAGTTTTACCTATTGACTTAAGATATAAAAAAGAAGGTACAGATTTAAGATATGGTGATGTAGTTGAAAGACACCTATTAAATGGTGATATTGTATTATTCAATCGTCAACCTACTCTTCACAAAGTTTCTATGATGGGTCATAGAATTAAAGTAATTAATAATCCAAATGTTAACTCATTTGGTATGTCAGTATATGTTTGCAAGCCTTACAATGCTGATTTTGACGGAGATAGACATTTTGTCTCCAACAGTGGACTGCCTATTAAGTTGTCATTCAGACTTAATAGGGAAAACAGTGTAAGAATGACTTAAATATAATCCGCTAGTAGGATTTTAATAATCCTGCGAGATTATCAAATTGCTGGAAACCCCTAAAGTTTCACATACTAACTCTAAATCGAAAGATATAGAGGGTGGCGCGTAATGGCGTCAGATATTAGCTTAAAAAAATATATTAATATAATTATATAATGGATAAAATATTAGAATTGAATGAAAGTAATCTAATTACAGGTCAAATATATAAAATTACAAATATTAAAAATAATAAGATTTATATTGGTCAAGTTGTATCTCATAGATTAAATAAAAGCAAATATAGACCATTTGGATATATAGGACGATTCAATGACCATATTAGTGAAGCATTAAATAATACAAAGAAAAAACAATGTACTTATTTAAATAATGCTATTCGTAAATATGGAAAAGAATCATTTAAAGTAGAATTATTAATAGATTGTTCAAAGGAATCTTTAGATGACAATGAAATTAAATATATTAAAGATAATAATTCAATCTATCCAAATGGATATAATTTGACATTAGGTGGTAAAACTACTGAATGTGTTAAAATAACAAATAATGAAGAACTTAAAAACCCCAAAAAAAGAGGCCATGAGTTTGGATATAAACATTCAGAAGAAACCAAAAACAAAATAAAAATGAGACTTGCAGATAAAAAAATAAAAGTTAAAATGCAAGAAAATACTAGAAAAAATATGAAAGATTATTATGATAATAAAAAAATAGAAACCTTATCAAAATTAGATTTAGATAAGAATTTCAAAGAATATATAAGACCTGTTTATAATAAAGATACAAAAGAATTACATAATTATATAATAAGAATTAAAAGAGACCAAAAGTATACATTAGAATCTACTGATGATACATTGGAACAAAAATATAATAGATTATATAATGTTTTGGAAAAAGCATATAATCTATCACAAAAAAATAAAGCTAATAAAAGTAAAAATTGTGAAAATGAAGAAGTTGTAACTTCTGAAATGGGCAATCAGCAGCCAAGCTCCTAAACCTAAAATGGTATGGAGAAGGTTCAGAGACTAAACGGTAATCGGCTAACTACACGTTAAGCCTAAGATATAGTCCAATCCCTGTTGAAAATCAGGGTATTTCATGGAAATGAACTTATTTTTACCTCAATCTATCCAAACACAGATAGAATTAGAAGAAATTGCAGATGTAAAAAAACAAATTATTAACCCTTCTACATCCAAAACAATTATTGGCGTAGAACAAGATGGTTTAGTTGGATCATTTAATTTAACAGACCCAACAGTAAGAATTGATTGGAAAAATACTATGAATATTATTTCATATACTTCAGTTGATAATTTTAAAAACTTAGAAAAAAAAGAATATACTGGCCAAGAATTATTTGGAATGATTATTCCTCCAAAAATCAACTTGTCAAAAGGAGAAGTTAAAATTGTTAATGGAGAAATTAAAGGAGGAAAATTAACTAAAGACGTATTAGGTGCAGGTAAACAAAATTCAATTCACCAACTTATTTGGGACGAATATGGGGCTGAAGAAACTGTAAAATTCCTAAATAATAACCAAAGATTAATTAATAACTTTAACTTATATACTGGTTTTAGTATAGGTATTGATGATATTGCTATTAAAAAGGAATTGGAAAAACAAATTTATGGTATTTTTAGTACCAAGGATCTTAAAGTTGCACACATGATAACAGAACTTGAAAATAATCCCGAACTTATGGATAGTGATTTATTTGAAAAAACATTATATGCAGAATTAAATGTAATTCGCGATGATGTAGCAAAATTAATTCAAGCTAATCAAGATCCAAAAAATCAAGTAAATATTATGGCAAAATCTGGTTCTAAAGGTGATGCAACTAACTCTGGTCAAATGAGTGGTTGTGTTGGTATGCAAGCTGTATCTGGACAAATTATTCAAAAAAAAGTTAATGGAAGAGCTTTACCATACTTTTTCCAAAATGATGATAGAGGTGATGCAAGAGGATTAATTAAACCATCATTTACTATGGGCATGAGATATCCTCAATTCTTCTTTTTAAACCAAGCAGGTCGCGAAGGTTTAATTGATGGTGCTATTAAGACTGCAGAATCTGGTTATATACAAAGAAAGCTAGTTAAAACATTAGAAGACTTGGTTATCAAATATGATTCAACACTCAGAACTGTAAATAATACTATTATCCAGTTTATATATGGTGATACAGGAGCTGATACAAGATATCAATATGAATATAATATGAAATTAATTGAACAAAGTAATGCTGATATTGAAAATGTTCATAAATTTACCACACAAGAATTAAAAGAATATAAATTTACTGATAAAGATAATGAAAAATTAATTAATACATTAATAAATATGAGAAATGAATTAAGACATGCTCTCATTAAAAGCAAACTTGATTATATTACATTATCAACAAGCTTTTTATTACCAGTTAATATTACCCGTATTATTAATAGTGTAAAAAATGACGAAGATCTTAAAAATTCCAAAGAAAAATTAGATCCCCAATATATTATAGATAAAATTGATGAACTAATGACTAACGAACATACAAAATTAATGTGTTTAACTAAAGATGTAGAGGCAAAGAAATCTTATAAAATTAAGGATGAACAAATTAATAAAACTTCCCTCAAATATGCACTTTATGATTGCTTGTCACCCAAGAGAGCTATTGTTGAACTAGGATTAAATAAAAAACAATTTGATTCTATATTTGATAAGATTAGTGATAATTATAATAAAAATATTATTCAACCAGGTGAACACGCTGGTGTATTGAGTGCACAAGCTATGGGTGAGCCAACTACTCAAATGACGCTCAAAGCTTTCCACCAAGCAGGTATTGCTGCTATCTCAAACACTTTGCAAGGTGTGCCTCGTGTTAAAGAATTATTAAGTTTAAGTAAGAAAATAAAAACTCCACAAATGATTGTATATTTAAATAATGAATATTACAAAAATAAGGAAATGGCTCATAAAATTGCATCTTATATTAGATTTACAACTTTAGGACAAATTAAAAAGAAAATTGAAGTAATTTATGATCCAAATCCATATGCTAAAGATGGATTTATGGAAAAAGACAATGTATACAATATTTACTATACACATAATCCTACTAAAACCAGTTGTCAAGTTGACATTAATAACTTACCATGGTTAATGAGAATTGAATTAGACAGAGAAAAAATGTTAGAAAAAGAAGTAACTTTACTAGAAATTAAATCTAAATTCTGTAATCAATGGGAAAAAAGATATAGTGATATTAAGAATATCAAAAAAGAAGAAAAATATATTCTTGATAAGATTATTCAAACTGCATTATTAAGTAATACTGATAATGATGAACAACCAGTTATACATTTAAGATTTGATATGACTGAATTTGACTTTAATACATTAAATGAATTTATTGACATCATGATTGAAAAATTCAAACTCAAGGGTATTTCTGGGATTAATGAAAGAACTGCTGCTATTGAAGAAAGAGTTATGAAATTTGATGATATAACCGGTGGTATTAATAAAGAAGAACAATATGTAATATATACCCAAGGTGTTAACTTAATGGATATTAGATATTTAATTGGTATTGATGTGTATAAAACAATTTGTAATGATGTAGTTCAAATGTACGAAACATTTGGTATTGAAGCAGCAAGAGCTACTATTGTAAGAGAAATTGCATTGGCCTATAAAAGACACGGTGCTGATGTAAACTATAATCATTTATCTGTAATTGTAGATTTAATGACATCATATGGTATGCTTATGTCTGTTGATAGACATGGTATGAACAAATCTGATAATGAACCTTTAGCAAGAGTATCATTTGAAAAGATGGTTGAACAACTTATTACATCTGCAGTTTTTAATGAAGTCGATAATATGAAGAGTGTATCTTCCAGAATTATGGCAGGATTAGTTGTCAAAGGAGGTACTGGTATGTGTAATGTTGTACTTGATACTGAATTACTTGAAAAATCAGAATTTACTGAAGATCTTGGAGTATATGATGGTGCTTATAAAGACATCAATACAAGTAGTGTTATCCAAGACACTATTAAGAAAGAAGAAGCAAGTGATATTTTCATGCCTATGTAAATATGATTCTATCCTTTTTTATTTATTTATATAAAAATTGATTTTATTATGATAATTATAAGAATTATTATAATAATTAAATGGAAATACAGGAATTAAACTCAAATTCTTTTAATAAAATAGTTGAGGATATAGTGGGTAATATTGAATCTATTAATTTAAATAAAGATGAAATTAAAAGTAATATTATTAATAGTATTTATAAAAAATATGATTTAAATAATCCAAATTTATTTTTTAATGATGTATGTCAATTCTTTTTTGAAAAAATTGGTTATAGTAATTTAAATTTGCCAATTGAAACTGAAATGCGTATAAAGGCATATTTACATAAAAAAATTAATGATGAAAAAATAAATTATAATGATTCATTTAATATTCTAATAAATGAATTTTATAAATCCGAAGATTATCATGTTTTTTTGGATAATTTTAACAAAAGAGTAAATAGATCTTTCCTTTTACATAATTACAAAAATAAAAATGATGTATATGGATTTCTTAACTTTTGTACAATTGATGAATTAGTTACGATACTAAGATAAAAATTGATTTTTTTTTATAATATAGCAATTTTAATATAATAAAAAATGGATTGGTCTAAACAATTTGAAAACTATATTAATAATTTTACTGATATTCATAAATTCACATTAGAAGATTTTAAAAATAATAAGGATTCAAGTAAACTTAAAAATAATTCTACACCTACCATAATATTATATAATATGAAACTACAAACAGATTGGATTAATGGAAAAGATATTACTATTGGTAATAAATTTTATGGCGACTCAAGTAATAAATATATAATGTTTACCAATGAAGATACTTATATTATTGAAAATATTAGAAATATTTTTAATTCGTATTTTGAAAATGAATTTAAATATTCAAAAAATAAATATTTTGAAAAGTCCTATAAAATTAATAGTGTTGATTTTAAAAAATATAAATATTTTATGAGTTGTAATTTTGATGATAATTCGGAATATGTTAAAATTAATCCAAATTTTAAAACGGAAAATATGGAAAGTATTCTTAAAATATGTAAATTTAAAATATTATGTGTACCGTGGATTATGAAATCAAATGGCATGATTGGATTAAAAATAGATTCCATAGTTATCGATTATAATAAAAATTTATTAAAATATAAATCAATTAAAGATATAGTTGATATTGTTGTTCGTAATAAAAAAAAAGAAATTAAAGAAAGTAATAAAACAGATGTAATACTTGAAAATAAATTTAATAAATATAAATATAAGAATAAAACAAAAATAGATGAATCAAATAACAAAATATTGGATTTTATAAATCACAATTTACATACTTTTTAATTTATCTACTGCTTTACAATTAGCCTTATATTTTAATTCCTTAATTTCTTCTTCTGAATAATTATGTTTAGATATAAGATTTATACTTGGATTTAGATTAATTGCTTCATCATATAATTTTTTCATTTCATAAAGGGATGGTCTATTTTTACGAAACATTTGTTTATAATTTGATGGATTTTTTTGTGCAATTCTATCAATTTCTTTAGCTTCATCATCTGTTAATCTTGGACCCATAGTAATTATTGATTTATTATAATCTTTTTCTAAATAACAATCAATAATGGGAATTCTAAATAAATATTTTTCTGGACATTCTCCTCTACCAACTATATTAATATTTTCACCAGAACCAACTAACATATCATAATATCCTTCATAATATCCACCCGTTTCGTCAACAGGCTCATTCCATAAATTTTTTAATCTATTAATATAATAATAATGAATTAAACTATCAGGATCAAAATATAATGGACCATATGGATCTGATTCCTTTCTTTCACCTGTATATGGATCCCATGTATATTTAAATTTAAAAGAATTATCGTCCTCTAAATCAATATTGATAAGTGGATCCATTTTTCTAAATCTTAAAGTTTTATAATATTCAGTTGTTCTATCTTCATATTCTTTATTATATTTTGGTTCTACTAATGTTTCTTCTTTAACTGAGGATATACTCGAGACAGTAAAATTCACAAAATTAAAATTTAATAGATTATAATCAATCTCAAATTCTTTAAAACTATCCATTTTATATATAGATATATATAAAATATATATAAATATCAATTTTTTATTAAAAAAGTTGATTATAAAAAGTTGAAATTAAAACTATATAAAAACTTAACTTAAATATATAAATATTAATAAAATGTCTCAAAAAACTAACTCAAAAGCTGTTAAAGGATCTAATGCTTCCAAAGGTGGCAAACGCCTAATGATTAATGATGCTGATTTCAATATCACTAAATGGTCTCACACTGAAATTGACTTCGAAGATGAAAAGAATAAAAATGGTAATCAATTTACTTGTTATGGCAGATATAATTATGGAAAAGAATCAAGTCCCGTTCAAAATCAATTAGTTTTCAAAACCGGTAGTCTTAAATTAGTTACTTATGGTATTCCACCTCTTGGTAATTATGCAAAAACTGATAAAGATAGATGCTATGTAAAACTTCCTTATGATACAACACAAGAATCTTGTGTAAGTCTTTTCAAGATGTTTCAAGCACTTGACACATGGGCAGTTAAAAACAAAGATAAATTTTTTACAGGTAAACTCAGTAAATTTGCAAAACTTTATGATTATACACCTATTGTAAGAAAACCTCAAGAAGCTATTGCTCTTGATGACGACGATGATGATGATGAAGGTACAAAGAAACAATCATCTGGTTCTTCTGAAAAACCAATGTATGCTAAGATTAAAATTAGTACTGATTGGAATACCGGAGATGTAAATACAACTGTTTTCCTTAGAGAAGATGGTGTACCTGTTAAACAAGAAGTCAAAACTGTCACAGATATGGCATCTCTTGTAACATGGCAATCAACTATTCAAATGATTTGTGCTTGTAATAAATTATGGTTTGGCAAGAGTGCTGATAAGACTGGAAGAAGACAATATGGTATTGCTTTCAAAATTCTTCAATGTGAAGTAACCGATAAACCTACTGGTAGTAGTGCAAAGAGTGATTTTACAACTTATGCTTTTGATGATACTGTTAAAGTTGAAGAGAAAGATGAATCTGATTCTGAAGATGATGAAAAACAAAGTGATGCATCTAAAAAAGCAGAGAAAAAAGAAGCTGTTACTGTAAGTAAGAATGATGATTCTGATGATGATGATTCTGATGAAGAAGATTCTGATGAAGAAGATACAAAGAAAACTGTAGCAAAACCAGCAGCAATCCAAGAATCTGATGACGATGATTCTGATGAAGAATCTGAAGAGGAAAAACCTGCTCCTAAACAAGCAAAAAAAGAAGTCAAAGGAAAAGGTAAGAAAGTTGTTGAATCAGATGATGAATCTGAAGAAGAAGAAAAACCTGCACCTAAACCTGCTAAGAAATCTGCCAAAAGTGGAAAGTAAATAGTTAAATATTTTTTTATTAATTAATTTTAGTAAGTTTATTTTATATTAAAAAAATATAAAGTAAAAGTATAATAATATGTCATTTAAAATTTTTAGAATTGAAGAATTAGATAATAAAAATTTTTTTTATCAAAGTTCCAAAAAGATTAATTTTAATAATAAAAAAGTTGTCTTTATTCCAACTGCATATAAGTATAATGAATCAATATTACCAATTTTATTCCAAGTTCCTTCTATTAAATTAAACGATTCATATAAAAAAGATAGTCTATTATTGCCAATTAATCCAGTAAATTCAAATAAAACAACTATTCTTAAAAATTTCTTTAATAATTTAGACGAAAAGTTAATTCAGGATTTTAAATTAAACGGTAAAAAATGGTGTAAAGAGATATTACAAAATTTAAAAAATATTGAATACAAAGCACTAGTTAATGTTATAGAAGATGATGAATCTGTTTATGATAACGGTGTATTAAATTTACAACTAGAAGATATTAATACAACTCTTTTTAATAAAAATAAAAATCAAACTAGTGTTAAAGTTTATAATGAGAAAAAAGAATTAGTTGACGAGGAAAATTATAAAGATGTTTTACAAAAAGGAAATATCATTCAGTGTATTTTAGAATTAAGAGGATTAGTAATTACATATTCTGATAATCCTGATGAATCAAATGAAATATTTCCTTATATTAAAACCCATCAAGTAAGATATTATGAGGAAAAGTTATTAGATGTTACTTTAGAAAATTACTCTTTCTTAGAATCAGAAATAGAACCATCTACTAAAAATAATGCAAATAAAAATCTCAAAGAGGTTAATAATGACCAAGATGATTTAAGTTCTTCTGAAGAATCAGAAGATAGTATGGAGTCTGAAAAATCTGAAGAATCTTTACAGTCTGAAGAAAAAGAAGAGTTAGTTGAAGAAGATTCTGATAAAGAATTATATAAGGATAAAAATGGCCAATATGTTCTCAATGATTATAGTTCTGATTCATCCTCTTCAACTTCTTCTGATTCTGATTCAGAAATACTTAAAAAAATAGCTAAAGATATAAGTAGCGAAGAAGAATCTCCTAAACCAAAACCCAAAAGAAAATATACAAAGAGAAATACTAAAAATTAATTAAAATAAATAAATTAATTAATCGAAATTAAGAATTAATTGATTGTCGTCAAATTCTTCATAATAATTATTAAACACATTATTATTATTTTTTTTCTTATCTTCCCCAGACTTTTTACTTTTTTCTAAACTTTTTTCTGTTCTTTCACTTTTTATATCTTTAGTTTCTTTATCTAAATTATCATCGGATTTTGTCTTCTTCTTTTTACTAATTAATTTTTGTTTCTTTTTCTTTTCATCTTTATTATTAGTATTCATTGCTTTAGAAATTTGTTCTAAATTCTTTTCGACATAATTGATAATATTATTAGTAATAGCCCACATAAAGAAATTTAGTTGCCCAAGAGTTGTATATAATAATACAACTTCTTTTGAATTATTTGAATTATTAGATTCAGATGATGTTTTATTTGTATAATGTAATTCATTTAGATAAAGAGGATAATAAAACTTTCTTCTTCTTCTAAATGGATCAAAATATCTTTTTTTATAGGATTTTAATTCTGATTTATAAGAAATATGAACATCAAATGAATCTATAGTATTTTCATTTGAATCACTAAAATCTATTTTTCTTTTTGAATATCTTGTTACAAACCAATCAAGTACTCTTAGTGATATTGATGAATCGCCATTAATTATATCTAACATTCTAATAATTTCTTTATCACCACATTTTTTAAAAAATTTGTGAATTGTTTTATAATAACATAACTCTTTAGAAGTAAAAAATGTTAAGGGATCAACTGCATCCTTTATTCCGCTATTTAATTCACTTCCTGTATCATCAGAATCATATTCAGACTCGTTTTCACTAATTGATGAAATTTCAGAATTGCTATCATCATCAAAATCCAAATCTTTTTCATCATTTTTAGGTTTGATTAAAAATTTCTCCATAATATTAATATTACCCAAAAATTTTTAAGTATGTTTATTTATAAAAAATAATATATAAAAAAATTAATAATCTTCAATATCATTTTCAGAATCAGATTCATTATCCTTTTTTACAACTGTTTTTTTCTTTACAACAATTTTCTTAGCAGGTTTTGATTCTTTTTCCTTTTCTTTATCTTGATTAGATTTAATAAGTTCTTCAAGTTTTTCTTTAGATAAGTTAATAGTATCATCAGTTGATTCAAAGATTTTAATTGATTCCTTGAATTTTTTATCTTCTTCTAAATTTTTCTTATAAATTTCTTCTTCAATTGTATCCTTAATAATTAATCTTAATACTTCTACTTGTCTTGTTTGACCCATACGATGAGCTCTTCCTATAGCTTGCCATTCAGTATTTCTTCTAAATTCATAAGGTCCATATACTGGATCAAGTAAAATTACTTGTGATGCTTTAGTTAAGTTTGAACCCGATGCTGCGCTATCAGATGAAAGCATAATAACTTTAATATTTTGATCAGAATTAAAAGTTCTAATTGCTTTATCTCTTTGCCATGTATTTCCTTTACAAAATACATTTGAAATACCATAATCATCAAGTACGTCACCTACTTTTTTAAGTAAGTCATCCCATTGTGAGAAGATAATAGTATGTTTATCACTATTCTTTAAAAAGAATATTAAATTGGCTAATTTTGTACCTACTTTATTAATTAACTCATTTTTATCTTTGAGTTCTTGTTTAACTTCTGTTTCTTTTTTCTTTCTTTCATATGAAATCATGAAAATTTCATTATCTTTTAATCCCTTCTTACAATAGGGACATTGATGTTTTTGCGGTGTAACTGTTTTGATACATTCATAACAGAAAATGTGTCCACATTTTGTAACACCAATATCATCTTCGGGAATATCACCAAGACAAATACCACATCTTTCTTCATCATCATCATCAGAATCACTGTCAGAATCGCTATCAGAATCATCTTCTGATTCTTTAGTATTTTTTTCTGCAGTTTTCTTAATTCTCTCCATTACATTATTATAAAAGTCATAAGTTGTCTTTTTACCTTCATATTCTTTTTGCAAAATGCCAATTTTAGTATTAATTCTATCTAAATTTGTATACATTGTTTCAAGAGTAATTTTATTATTATTCCATAAAGTACCAATCATTGTAATAATTTCTTGATGATTATTTTCCTTAATTTTAACAACTCCCTTATATTTTTTGGTCTTTTCTTCATCATCAGAAGATTCATCTTCTAAATTATCATCAAATTCAAAATTAAATTCTTGATCTTCATCATTTTTTAATGTATCAATTAAACTTTTATCTATTTCTGGGAGAAATTCAACAATAACTTTATAATTTAATTGTTTTAGTAATCTTCTCATACGTCTAATTTCATATCTTTCAATTAATTTGGAATATACTTCCTTTCTTATTTTAGACATATTAAGTTTCTTTTCGGCTTGTTTCATATTTGTTAAATAATGTCCTACCATTGTTTTCTGAATATCTTCAAGGGTCTTACAATTAGATAAGCTATCTTTAATTTCATCAGCTAATTTAGGATGGCAACAAATTTGTCTCAAAAATACACTGAATTTGTCATTGTTTGGATTTGCTAAATATGCATTATACATCATACGTTCAGTTGATGAGAATTTTAACCATAATACACTTTCCTTAATTGGAGGTAAATTATATTCATCAGTAATACTTTTTTTGGTATTTCTTCTGAAAAAATTATTTTTCATATATTGGGTAATTTGTTCTACATTAAAGATTTTATTATCATAAGTATTTCTAAATCCAGTAGCAAATTCTAACATCTTTAACAGACAGATTGAATCCTTATTAAAAGGTGTACCTGTTACAGCCCATTTATAAGTTGCTTTAAAAATTGGTAAAATATTACCAACATGTTTAAATTTATCTACGGTAAAAATTTCATGAAATTCATCAATAATAATTCTATGCCAGTGTAGACCAAGTATATTAACATTCTTATCAAATAAGGATAATGGATTATTAAATGTCTCTTCGGCTAATTTTTGAACATTAGTCTCTAAATTTTTAAAATTAAATTCACTCGATTTTAGATAATTTTTATTTGTACTAATACCTTTAGTAATCTTTTCGACATAACATTTATTTTCTAAAAATGCACTTGAAACAATAACAAAATCTGCATCTAAAATATCTTGATAGGTATATTTATCAAAATGTACTTTTGTTAAAATAGAAATTATATTGAGATTTAAATTTACCATTTTTTCTATTTCTCTTTTCCATTGACCGCATAATTGATTTGGACATATGACTAGAGTTGCTCTTGAATATAATCTATTAGGATATTGATAATATGAATCATTTTTAGTAGGATTCATTATGGATAAAGTTGTCATTTGAATTGTTTTACCCAAACCTACTTCATCTATAAGAGCACCTCCATTAAATTGCAGTAATTTTCTATCATTATTTT